TTTAGTTCAGCTTCATTAAGCTTTTCTTCTAAACTACGAACTTCTTTCTCATACTTTTTAGCTGCTTCCTTACTCTTCGCCATATTTCCTGTTGACATGTATTCTTTTCTAGCATCATTAGCTAATGCCTTTAGGCTATTGGCATAAGATGCATAAGCATTCTCCTGCTTAGTACCAGAGGATAGTACTCTTGCATCATCTACAGTCGACATTAATGCAACTCTTGTTTTAGGTTTGACAAGTTCACCCTTAGCATTGACATACTCGTCCTTAGTTTCCTCATACATCTTAGCTCCTTGAGGTTTACTAGGATCGTACCATGGTTTACCTTTAACATTATATTTAGCACTACCTCTAGTCTTGGTTATCATAGCATCAGACTTAGCTCTAGATATTAATGTAGATGCACCTGTTCTATATTTGCCATCTTCGTCATACCTTCCTTGATACCTATCTTTAAGTTCTTTAATTCTGTTGTCTCTTTCACTCTTTCGATAATCTAGCTTATGTTTCTTAGCATCAATAACAACCATACTATGCCTTACTGCTCGTGCTAGTTCATCTGTATCTGCACCCTTTAATGTCATATCTGTTATCAGGTTAGATACACCACCCATCTGTGTACCTTCAAATTTCTTAGTCTTTATTAATTTATATGGTATATCTTTTTCTTCAGTATTTGGTGGTGGACCATACTCTAATTTAGGGTCAAATCCTTCTAACCCTTTTAGTTTAGGAGTAGAAGTTATATTTATTTTACTTGATATAGGTATTACTGCTACTGTATCTCCATCAAAATCTGCTCCAGATAATCTGTCAGCTACCTTAGCATTAATGCCTATAGCATCTTTAGCATTTAAACCCATAACTTTTCTAGCATCTTTATGTTTGTTATCTACTGTTAATATAGGTATTTCGAATGTTCCTCCATGTGGATATCTTACTAATGCAACTTTAGTTCCATTTTCATAATTAGGTGCATACACCTTATCATCTTTAAGAGATGGAACAGGTAATATAACTTGATATTTTTGACCAGGAAATGACATTGTTTTTAAATCAACTGCAGATGAATCACAATCGTCAGCAAATGATTGCAACAATTTCTTTTTTACTGTAGGATTATTTAAAGCACAAATATCATCATATTCTGCTTTCTTATCAATATAAGTCTTTTTTAATTGGCTATCTATTAAGGTTTGATTTTGTTTTGATAAGAATTGTGAAGGAACTTTATCACTCCAAGCACTCCAGTCACCTTCATCTGATCTTTTATTTATAACTGATAATTGTTTTTTTCCATCTTTGTCAATATATTCTCTTTGACCATTAGCTTTAATATATGAACCGAAAGGGTTATCTGGATCATCCTTAATTTCTTTAAGTACTTCTAACTTTGGAATTTTATTTGATTTGTTAGTATTAAATCTCATATCAACTCCATCTGGAAGATCATCAGAATATACAGCCATTCCTTTAATATATCTTTTGCCATCTACTAACACTCTTACCTGAGCATAGCTAGAATTTCCTAAAGAAATATCATCTACTCCTCTTCTTAATTCCACAACACCGTCTCTTTCTGTACCACCATCTTCAGCATATCTAATTTCTAATCTTTTAGAATCAAAAGACTTAGGTGATTTAAATGTTTTGAATGTATCTCCTCCATCTTGAGATTCATAGTCAGTTAATGATTTAACATTATCTAAATCAAATATCTCTTTATGTTCAGTTCCTGGTTTACATAAACAAGTCATAGTTGTAAACTGATTAGCATTAGTAGCTTGTTGAACTCTTCCTTTATATTTTTCGTAACCTTCCATTTCTAACATATATACAGCTTCATCGAATTTTTGTTTTTTAACTCCAATTTCTCTTTCTACTCCTAAACCTATTTCGACAATACCTTTTTCATCTACTTGTTTTCTTAACATATTTGCTGTATTTTCTGCAACAGCAGCTCTTCTCGCAGTATCCTTATTTAATATAGACCTAATAGAAGAATCATTTTTATAACCCATTTTTTCCGCAATAGCATTTAAACTATATCCTTTTTCTCTAAGAGCTAATGCTTGGTCTACTTCTACTGCTCTTCGTTCATGGGTAGCAACTGTCTTTTGAATTCTATATTCTGTGCTAGATAAGCCAAAAGATTTTGCAATAGCTAACTCTCCAGTATACATTTTACCATTTTCATCAGTGTGAACATAATTGGATTTTCTAAGAAAGTCGACTCTACTTAAAAAATCTCCTGAATGTTGATATGGGTCTTTTCCAGATCCATATTTATATCTTCCAGATCTCCTCGCAACTCCAACATGCTTAAGTTCATCATATTTAAGAGTACTTTTAAATTGCTCATCTTCCATAAGCTCTTCATATGTTGGATTATAATCGTCATCATAATCTTCGCCATAATAGTTCATGTTTAGTCCTCCTTCGATTTAATTCTATTTATGATATTATCAAATTCTATAATTTTACTCATAATTATTAATATTATTTCTGGGTCAGGTTCGTCTTCAAATATTTGATCTGATTGATATATTCTTAATTCAATGGATATATCATTTGGGTTGATATCGTACTCTAAACAAAACAATGCTGCATATATTTGCAATTGATCTCCTTTTGCAGGAGTAACTCCAGATTTGTAATCATGTATTCTAAGCGTACCCTTATCAAAAGATATAGCATCTGCTGTTCCAAAACAATTTTCAGAGTAATATAAAACTTGTTCAGTCTTCATCTTTAAACTTATAGCATCATTAACATACATATTTATAGTTTTATTAGATCTAGGAAGTTTTTGTTTAAGGTCTATACTAGATGCTGCATAAGCATGGAGTACTGTCCCTTTTTGTGCTGCTAAAAATCTAGAATATGATTCTTCCATCTTTTCTTCATCATAGTTTAACCAACTATATTTACTTGCTGATAAGAAAGCATGTTTACCCTCTAACCTTGAATGTTCGTTGAAGTTCATTTAATACCTCCTCTTTGTTTTCAGGATATATAAATTTCGAGAATGACATGTTATCCAAATATGAAACATAATATTCTTGATTTGGTTGTTTGTGTGATTTCCTACTTTTTTTACATTCTAAAGTAGCCCATTTATCATTATACAAAACTAATAAATCTGGAATACCTTGAATATATCCTGCATCTAATTTCATAACTAAACATCCATTAAATATAGAATGTAACTCTTTAATAAGACTTGCTTGAAAGTCCCTTTCTAACTTTGTATTACTCATACGTCCTCCTTTTTTTTCAAAAAAATTGAAGAGTTAGCAAATTTGGTTTTAATTTATGCTCTCTCTCTATATAATAACATGTTTTTTTCGCGTGGAAGAATATAAACAGCAATTACTTGATTTATTTGTGAAAACCCACTTGCCCACTTTTATAGCCCAAACTCTTTATATTTATTATTTTTTTATCACAGTTAAATAGAGAATAAAAGTGGGTTTTTGGGCTTTTTCCTCTACAAGTGTTGCAAACACTGGATTCTTCGTGCCCACTTCCACTTTTAAAAGTGGGCTTTTTTACAAATAAGTGGGCTTTTTAACCCACAAATATAAAGAATTTGATACACTCATACATACTTTTAAAGTGTTTTCTATTCTAAAGCCCACTTTTTATTTTTAATAAGTGGGTAAAAATGCAAAAAGAAAAAGCCTATGTGGGCTTAATCTTTTTAAATATGACTTATGAATTGTGTTTAAAAAATTTGTAAGCAATCCATATTAACCATAGACCTCCTGTTATTACTGTCATAAAAATATCAAATATTACTGTTCCAAAACCTATAGATTTATTATTCTTATTATTCTTCATCGTTAATCTCCTTTACTGTTCCATGCACAACACATCTGTTTTTTGACTCTTTGTTTTCTATAAGACAAAACGGATTTTTATATTTTCTGAAATCAAATTTTCGATGCATGTCATAGTGTTCATAAATATAACCTTCTTTAATTAATAGACTATCAAATTCTTTTATCAAGTTTACAAATGATTCATGACTATCTAAACTTGCATTCATATAATAGTCATACCAAATATTATTCTTAATGTGCTCATGAGAATTATAATCGTTTACTAATGACATAGACCATTGTGAAATATCTTCCAAAATTTTGTTTAACTCTTCAATGCTCTTTTTTTTAAGCGTTGCATAATTGTCCTCTTTTCTCCTTATTATATCAAAAATATGTCTAATATCGTCATCATTAAGCTCTATCTTTTTTTCATTTTCTGTCATCTCCGATACTGTTTTTAGTGCTAGACTGTCAAAATGTTTAATAACTTTGATTAGTAATTCAACATCACTATGAACACATTCAGTGTTTTTACAATGTATTATAATAGTCTTTAAATGGTTCCAACCTTCTTTATAACCATAAACTGCTACTGACAATTGATTTGCTAAACTAAGTAAACATGATTCATCATATTTTCTAAGTGACTCATAGTTGTCATCTATTCTTTTTTTAATTTCTACAATGCTTATCTGATTTGGGTTAGATAAATCATTATACAATATTTTTGTTGTATATTTAATCATTTTTTTCTCCTTTACTACTATATACAAAGAACATATTTTTTCCAATTATCTTCTCCTATAATGTTTAAACATAATAAAGCTAATTCTGCTGAACCGAATCTCCATTCTGTTGAAACAGCATATGAATGATATGGCACTACATCTTCGCCATAAGATATTAAATACCAATAAGGTTCTCCACTTAAATGATGTGCCATGAACTTTCTTATTGCAAAACGAATATCTCTTTGTTTAGATATAAATTCAAGAGCCTCTTTTTCACAACTAACATTTCCTTGAACATACTGCTCGGAACTATTGTGGTTCTTTTGGATAACTTCTCCATCAGTAAGTAATAGAAAAGCAAAATCTTCAGACTTCGGTTCATCCCAAATATTAGATGATGGATGAAGCTCATATTCATACATTTTTTCTAATTCTTCCAATTTAGTGTTAATAGTCATATCAATTTTTTCTTTAAGTTCAGTTAATTTTTTATTAACTTTAATCCATTTTTTAATTTCATATAGTTCTTCTGTTTCTTCTTCTGTTTTGTTAATGTCAATCATTTTATTCTTCTCCTTCTTTATTTAGGTTAACCTTTTTTGAAAATGCCAAAATTAATGGTGCTGCAATATACATGACTAATTGTTCGCCAATTCCTAATTGTTTATTTTTATCATTTTCTGCATTCATTTGCTTTATTATTGCAGCAGTAATATGGCATGATACAGAAAACATTCCTACATATATACTAGCAATGACTACTATAATATTAATTATCATTTATAATGTCCTCTCTTTCTTGCATTATCCCTAACACATTTTTTAAATATCCTTCGTCTGTACAGTATCTATAACAAACATTATCTATACGATGTCCTACTTTTGCTTTATATTTAGTAGACAATATATATGCTATATGGTCTATGCACTCATCTACACTATCGAAATCTCTGAATCCAATTCCACTATTATTTTTCCAACCACCTATGTTATTGGCTCCTGCCATATATCTTCCCCAACCACTTTCATAACTAAACTTGCTTAATAAATATAAAGCATTAACATTGTATTTTTGTTCAGCTCTCAATATTGAATCAACATATTGAATCATGTTGTTTTGAGGTGTGTGATTTAAAGAGGATATAAGTTGTTCTCTAGTATATCCAGAATGTGTAAATACATCAAATTCTTTTCCTATTGCTTGTGGTTCTACATTGTTCATTTGTTCCTCCTTTATTTTTTTAGCTTTAAGTTCTTTCTCTTTTTTAATTTTGGATTTAAGTTCTTCCTCTTCACGTTGATTGGTCAAATATAAACTAATTCCTTTATCTGGATTTTCTATATTTAGAACAGAACCAACTACAGGTTGTTCTGAATCACTAGCAAAAGCTACATTAACTAAGCTTAAAGATAGTAAAGTCATTACAGATAATATTGCAACTGTCAACAATACCCATGCGGTTATCTCTGTTTTTCCTTTTTGCTCTTTAGAAAAAAATTTGCTAATTGATGCTTTAAGTACGAATAATGGCAATACTAACATATAAAGTGGTATCAAAAAGCCTGCAAAAATTTTGCCATTTCCGTCTGATACTGATCGTGAATTAGCCATCAGTGTTAATATTGCTCCTAATAGTAAATACATTAATATGTAAAATCTAAAATCTTCTAATCTCATAATAATTCTCCTTCTGTTCTAAATATAACTAAAAAGCAAAAGAGCCAATGTTTATTGACTCAATGCTTGAATGTGTAAGTGTTCATTAATTGTTTAAATATTAATTGTTTAATAATTAATCATAGTATCTATAGACCTTTTCATCTACAGGTTCAGTTTTTGGTTTTTCTCTGTGTTCAGTCATTTTTTTTACAATCTCTCTAGATCGTTGTATGCTGTCTGCAATTTCAAGAGCAACCATAATTACCTTTCCTGATTTAAAAGCTCCTTGTCCTATTTTTTTAATCATGATATTCATAATGTTCTCCTTTTAGTGTTTTACTATACTGTTCATTATATAGAGTGTTTATTCTGCGAAGCTAATAAGCCCTTGTTGGCTCATTAACTTGAGATAAACATTTTCACTAAAAGCTTGTTCTTATTTTAAATAACAACTTTATTAATATCTTCTTTAAGTATGCTCAAATATGAGCTCTTACTTGTATGATTCAATAAAGTGTTTATTGTTATAAGTAAAGTTTTTGTGTTTTCTCTCCTCTCATTATACAGGCTGTTTATTTCGCGTTTTCCTTATCTATTGTGCTAAGTTTCTTTTCTTGAAGAGTTTTTGAATATGATTCCAACATATTCGCTTTTATTAATGCATCTATAATTGTTTCATTTAGTGCATTTAGTTCTGCTTTTTCAGTATTTGATTCTACTGACTCTTTCAATATTTCTATTATGCAATCTCTTGTTTCTTTTC